AGCCAAAGTGGTATAAATGTGGATAGCAACGTAGCCTCAAGCCTGCCGACTGCGCATCTTCCTTCGCCTGCGTCCACTTAATGCAGGTCACCAATCCCCCTAGCAGTCGGCAGACTTGAGGATATATACCGAGAGGACCGCTCGCATGAGCAATAAGCAGAACCCGGCAGACAAGGTCGAGCAGTGGCCGATAGGATCACTAATCCCCTACGCCAAAAACTCACGCACTCACTCCGATGAGCAGGTAGCCCAGATCGCCGCGTCTATTAAGGAGTGGGGATTCACTACTGCGGTACTGGTGGATGAGTTAGGCAGCATCATTGCCGGGCACGGGCGCGTGCTGGCTGCGCGAAAACTCGGGATTGAATCATTGCCAGTTATGGTCGCAACAGGATGGACTGATGCACAGAAGCGCGCCTACATCATCGCGGACAACAAGCTCGCGCTGAATGCCGGGTGGGACAACGAAATGCTGTCGCTCGAATTAGGAGAGTTGGGCGACTTAGGATTTGATTTAGAGTTGACCGGCTTTTCTGACGATGAAATTAAAGCGCTGTCGCCGGAGTATGTACCCGAGGGGCTGACAGACCCAGACGATGCACCGCCGCTGCCAGACACCCCGATCACACGCCCAGGCGATATATGGTTAATGGGGAACCATCGCCTGCTTTGTGGCGACAGTACCAGCGTGGACGATGTGGAAACGCTGACAGACGGCCAGATGGTCGACATGTGGCTCACAGACCCACCTTATAATGTGGCGTATGAGGGAAAGACGAATGAATCATTAACCATTAAGAACGACAGTATGGGCGACGACCAATTCCGGCAATTCTTGCGGGATTCCTACACCGCAGCCGATACGGTAATGAAGGCTGGCGCAGTGTTTTACATCTGGCACTCCGATTTTGAGGGCTACAACTTCCGTGGCGCAGCCAAAGACGCTGGCTGGAATACGCGCCAATGCCTGATATGGAAAAAGTCAAGCATGGTGTTTGGCCGACAGGACTACCATTGTCAGCATGAACCATGCCTTTATGGGTGGAAAGGAGGAGCAGCCCACCTGTGGGCGTCCGACCGCAAGCAGACGACAATCCTCGAATTCGATAAGCCTGCTCGCAATGGAGATCACCCGACTATGAAGCCCGTGGCATTGTTTGAGTATCAGTTACTTAACAATACCAAGGGGGGAGACATAGTGCTCGATTCATTTGGAGGATCAGGAACAACCTTAATCGCAGCCGAGAAAAATGGAAGGGTTGCCAGAATAATGGAACTTGACCCGAAGTACTGCGATGTCATCGTACAGCGGTGGCAGGATTTTACGGGAAAGACAGCAACCATAGAATCAGACGGGAGATCTTTTGAAGAGGTAAAAAATGCCAAAAACTAGTGAAAAATCTACCCAAAAGCCTAAAAAAGAGGTATGCCAACCGAAAAAGAATGGCGGCGCACGTCCTGGGTCTGGCCGCAAACCATTTGTGCCGACTGATTCGGAGCGCAAACAAGTGGAGGCTTTATCTGGATACGGCGTCCCTTTTGAGCAAATCGCAGCACTGGTGCGCGATGGAATCTGCATAGATACACTGCGCAAGATATTTCGTACCGAACTAATTAACGGCAAGGCCAAGGCTAATGCACAAGTTGGCAAGGGAATCTTCAATCGAGCCATGGCAGGCGATATAACCGCTCAGATTTGGTGGTCGAAGTCGCAAATGGGTTGGAAGGAACCGCCAAGGCAGCTGGAACATACTTCGCCAGATGGCAGCATGACCCCAAAGCCAGCCATTGACGCGAGCAAGCTATCGGATTCTGCATTAGCTGAGATTTTGGCCGCGCAGACTAATGCAGCTGAGTAAAGATGATCTACTGGCTATCGAGCGCGAATACTGTTCACGCTCATTTGCTAATTTTGCAAAACGCGCATGGCATATCCTTGAGCCAGCCACTGATCTTAAATGGGGGTGGGCGCTTGATGCAATCTGCGAACACTTGGAAGCTGTCACAGCGGGTGAGGTTAAGCGGCTACTTATAAACGTACCGCCCGGTTGCATGAAAAGCATTTTGACTGGCGTATTATGGCCTGCATGGGAATGGGGGCCGAAAAATAAGCCCTCCATGCGCTACCTAGGCACAGCGCATAAACAAGACTTGGCAGTGCGTGATAGCACGAAATGTCGCCGCTTAATCCAATCTGAGTGGTATCAGCAGCGCTGGCCGATTGAATTAACCGGCGATCAGAACGCAAAGACCAAGTTTGAGAATTCCTCGACCGGCTTTCGTGAGGCGATGGCTTTCGGCTCTATGACTGGGTCACGCGGTGACCGTGTTTTACTGGATGATTCTTTATCAGTTGATAACGCGAATAGCGAGGCTGACCTAAAGTCGGCTGAGATTACATTTACAGAGGCATTACCCACGCGTGTTAATAACGATGACTCGGCTATTGTGGTTATCATGCAGCGCCTGCACGAACACGATACAGCTGGCATTATTCTGAAGCGCGAGCTCGGATATGTGCATCTATGCCTGCCCATGCGATTTGAAGAAGAGCGTCGCTGTGCTACCCGCATCGGTTTCGTTGATCCTCGCACCCATGACGGCGAACTGCTGTTCCCTGAGCGGTTCCCGGAAGAGACGGTGAGCAATCTTGAAAAGGTGATGGGCAGCTATGCAGCAGCCGGTCAGCTGCAACAGCGCCCCGCACCCCGCGAAGGCGGAATGTTCAAGAAAGCATGGTTCCCCGTTGTTCGTGCTGTGCCTCTGGGCACACGCTTCGTCCGTGGATGGGACTTAGCGGCCACAGAAGGTGCAGGCGACTGGACTGCTGGCGTCAAAATTGGACGTCAAAAGAATGGGCGGTTCCTCATTGCTGACGTGCGGCGCGACCGCTTGTCGTCTGCTGGTGTGGAGCGTCTGCTGATCAACACAGCAAGCCAGGACGGTTACGAGACGATGATCTCTATACCACAAGATCCCGGTCAAGCTGGAAAGTCACAGGCGTCATATTATGTGCAGCAGTTGGCAGGCTACACTATCCGCGCAACACCTGAATCCGGCAGCAAGGAAACACGAGCTGGCCCATTGGCAGCGCAGGCAGAAGCGGGGAACGTCGATATCCTTGAGGGTGCATGGAATGACGCATTCTTTGATGAATTGTGCATCTTCCCGAACGGTACGAAAGACCAAGTGGATGCGGCGTCACGTGCATTCAATGAGCTGGTGCTCGGAAGTAAATTTGACCTTGAGGCAATGTTATGAGCGAACAAACTGAAACCACACGGGACGACGGTCCATATGAGAACGTCTTCCTTAACGTCGGCAACAAAGGCGACCGCAGCGCATACACGCGGGCAGTGACGCCCCGTCTGCTGCAATATACCGAGCTGGAAGGTCTTTACGAGGGTGACGGATTCGCCCGCCGGATTATTGATCTGCCAGCTGAGGAAATGATCAGAGCAGGTTACGATATTGATGGAGTGGAGAATGATAGCGATGTTCGAGCAGAGCTGGAAAACATACAGGCGCTTGAGAAGTTATGCGACGCGATGCGCTGGGCCAGCCTTTACGGCGGATCAATTGTGGTTATGTTGATTAATGACGGTGGCACGCTTGAAAATCCACTTGTAATGGAGAATGCCAAATCCCTTGAGCAATTGAGGGTATATGACAGATGGCAGGTCACCCATTATCGAAAATACCTTGACCCGAATGACATGCGCTTCGGTAAGACTGAGCTTTATATGGTGTCACCGATTCAAGGTAGCCCGTACATCGTGCATGAGTCGCGCTGCCTTGTGTTTGATGGTGTTCCAGTGCCTGACCGCATCCGCGAACGCAATGACGGATGGGGAGCCAGCAAGCTGCAACAGTGCTATGACCAATTAACACGGTTTGGCATGTCGCACGTATGGGCTAATGCGCTGCTAGAACGCGCTCAACAGGCTATCCACGGTATTCCTGATCTGACAAATCTGCTTCGCGCACCAGGCGGAGAGGCACTGGTTAGAAAGCGTGTTGATCTGGTGGATATGACCCGCTCGATTAATAATACCATCGTCATTGACTCGGCCGAATCTTATGACCTCAAGAGCACACCTTTATCTGGTGTCTCAGATATTTTGGATAGATTTGGCTTGGCTTTGAGTGCAGTGACTGGAATCCCTGAGTCACTTCTGTTCGGTCGGCAGCAAGGCGGATTAAACAGTACCGGAAAAAGTGATTTAGAAAACTGGTACGCCAAAGTCGGGCAAGACCAGAATACTATCCTTCTTCCTCAGTTAGATAAACTGGTGACGGTGCAGCTCCACGTCATGGGCAAGTATGTAGATGATTACCTGATCAAATTCAACCCGCTATCTATCCCGTCACGCAAGGATACTGCTGAGACAGACTACAAGTTGGCGCAGACGTTCGAGATCCTCAACAACATCGGCGCATTGGATGCGAGCGAAATTCGCAATATGCTCCCGGATGAAGGATATGATATTGACAATGTGGATACCATGCCTGAGACCGGCCCAGAAGAACCCGAATTGATCACCCAGCCGCAGGGCGCTGGAAATGGCCAAGAAAACGATATTCAACAATCCTGATTCGCAGGAGCGGGAATACACTCGCATGCTTCTTCGATACTCGAAGCAATTGCAGGCGGATGTGAATCGCATGCTGTTGCCACGCTTGGATGATATTGTTCTCCAATTCAAGGTCGAGTCTCGGACGGATACTTGGATCGACACGTTGGACGCGCTGATTGCTGAGCTTGGCTTGCTCGCACTGGATTCATCCATCGCGGTATTCGCAAAGCTGCCCGGACTATTCACAGCAGTGAGTAAATTCAACGAAGGCCAGTTCAAGATGGTCGTGAAGGCTAACACTGGCCTCCCGCTGCCACCTGTTATGCCAGGCGCTCCATCAAGCGCAATCCTTGGCATCAATGTATTCCGCAGCGAACCGTTCCTGAAACCGCTTGCCGAGGGATGGATCAGTGAGAATACTTCGCTCATTAAATCCTTACCTACACGCTTGCATCCTGAGATTGAGGGTATTGTTAGGCGCGGGACGATGAATGGTCAGTCGGTCAAAGATATTAAAAACCAGATCAAGGAGCGTTACGGAGTCACTGATCACCGCGCCAAATTAATTGCCCAAGATCAAACACTGAAAATGAACGCTGAACTTACCCGCTACCGATTGCAGAGTGTTGGCGTGGAAGAGTACATATGGCGCAGCGTGCAGGATAGCCGAGTAAGGCCAGAGCATGCTGACCGAAATGGCAACACCTACTCATTTAAAGATGGCGCCGGTGGCGAGCATCCAGGTCAGCCTGTGCGCTGTCGGTGCAGGGCTGAGGCAATTTGGGACGAAACTTGACAAATAAATGGATTTGCGCTATAAGAAAACTATGGATATAATCCCACTATGATTGAAGCCATTAGATACGACAGAACTACGATTAAAGCCACTCGCACTGACGAGGGGTATTTAATTGACACGCCTGTTGTCGGGCGCACTGGAATCCAGCTGTACAAGGACGTCGACGGCACGATCCGGCGCGAATTGCGTCCGCCAGAGGAAGTATTTAAGGCGGACTCGCTGAAGAGCTTTGCTGGTAAGCCTGTCACTGATGAGCATCCCGGCGAACCTGTCACCGCGAAGAACGCCAAGCGCCTATCCGTGGGCACTATGCAGGGCGAAGGTAAGCAGGATGGAGATAATGTGATTGCACCGATCATCGTGCATGACGGTGAGATGATTGACAAAATCATGAACGAAGGCAAGCGCGAGTTGTCGCTTGGCTACAAGGTCGATCTTGAAGAGACGCCTGGCGTGTGGAACGGCCAGGAATATGATGCGATCCAGAGAAATATCAGGATTAATCATCTTGCAATCGTTCCGCGTGGTCGTGCAGGTAATGCGCGGCTCAATCTTGACCGGCATGACGCCGTTTTATTTAACCCAGAAGAGGAAAATGCTATGCCTGAGAATCTGAGCCGTATTCGGCTGGATAGCGGCCTGGAATATCAGGCTGCTCCCGAGGTCGTTGTCGAAGTTGAAAAACTTCGCAATGACAAAGCCGAGCTGACCACGCACGTCGATGAGCTGCAAAAGCAACTCGACACCGTCGCTGCTGAACGCGACACCCTGAAATCGCAAGTGGAATCCACCGACAAGGTGCGCTCCGACGCTCTTGCTGCTGCCCGTGCTGAAGTTAAGGCACGCGCCGAGCTGGACAAGGTCGCTGAGACGTTCAAGGTCGATGGCGCTGGCAAGACTGACCGCGAAGTGAAAGAGATGGTGATCAAGTCCATGCGTGCCGACGCTGACCTGTCTGGCAAATCTGAAGACTATGTCAACGCCGCTTACGATATGACAGTCGCATTGAAGTCAGATTTTGCTATGGCCGCACAACGCCAAGCCGGTACTCCGCGTAATGATGGCAAGGAAGATAAGCCAGAATCCGGCAATTACAAGGGATTTATGTCTAAACTAGGCAAAAAGGAGCAGAAATAATGTCACAGACCACGATTAGCCAATACGGCGCACCCGCATTCAAGGGTATGTTGGACGGGATTGGCCCCCGTAACGTCCGCAGTTACGCCGCTGAAGAAATTATCCCAATCGCATATCCTGTAAAGCTGGGAACCAGCCCTGAAAAAGAAGTCCTGAAAGCCACTGCTGGCGCTGGCGCAATCGGTTTCGCGCTGCACGATTACGCACGCGAACAAACCTCTGCCGGTGTGGTGCAGTATGCAGCTACTGAAACTGTGTCGGTACTGACTGCTGGCCGCATGTGGATAACGACATCTAAAGCTGTGGCTGCTGGCGCTACCGCTAACCTCACAGTCGCCGACGGCACCTTGACTGATGCTGCTGTTGCGGCGGGGATCGAAGCATTCACGCAACTCAATGTGAAATTTATTACCGCCACTGCCGCTGCTGGCCTGGCACTCGTGGAGATAAAATAATGGACAAAGATCAAATGAAATATGACGCAGCCGATCTGCGGGTGATCGAAAATTCTGGGCGCTTCGACGCAAACGAGAGCCTCTTCTTCGCTCGCCAGCTGGAATACGTAAAGTCACAGACCTACGACATCAAGCGTGTCGCGTTGAATGCTTTAACGCTAATGCCTGTCTCGACCGCTATTCCGGAAGGCGCGACAACCCACACCTACCGCCAGTATGATTCCGTTGGCATGGCGAAGGTAATCGCGAATTATGCCAATGACCTACCCCGCGCTGACGTGACCGGCAAGGAATTCACCAACCCGATTCGGTCGATTGGTAATGCCTACGGATACAATGTGCAGGAAATTCGTTCTGCTATGTTTTCCGGCGTGAATCTGAATGGCAAGAAGGCAATGGCTGCGACTCGCGCTCACGAAGAAAAGATCAACCAGTTGGCATTCGGCGGTGACGCGGATCACGGTCTACCTGGATTGCTGACGAATACGAACGTGCCTGAAGTTACTCTAGCTGCTGATGGTACTGGCGGACTCAAGACCTTCGCCAGCAAGACTGCCGACAAGATCGTTCGCGACATCAACTCGCTGATCAATAAGGTGATCACTCAGTCCAAAGGTATCCACCGCGTCAATCAAGTGTGGCTGCCTATCGAGCAGTATGCACTGATCGCCACCACTCAAAACAGCGCGGCCAGTGATACAACCATCCTCGCCTTTTTGCAGCAAGTCCATCCGGGCGTCGAGTTCAAGCAAGTTGTCGAAATTGATGCGGCGGGCGCAGGCGGAACTGACCGCATGTATGCCATGGAAAACTCGATGGAAAACTGGCAGCTTGAAATCCCGATGATGATTCGCCAGTACAGCCCGCAGCAAAAAGGTCTGGAATTCGAAGTGCCGGTCGAGTCGCGCTTCGCTGGTGTGATTATCGAGTACCCGCTGGCCTTTGCGTTCGCTGATGGTATCTAAGTAAAATGGACGGGCTGGCGCAATCCGGTCCCGTCTATTAACTTCTGGAGAATTATATGAAAGTAAAAAACGTATCCGCACGCCTGCATCATGTTGGGGATGTGTCTATCGCGCCAGGCGAGGAAAAAGAGATTCCGACCGGCTTTGAAGGGGCGATCAACAAGGAAGATTTAGTTGAGGTTAAAACCACTGCACCGGCTGTGAAATCCACCTCCTCGAAGCCTAGCGCACCGGCGGCTGAGTAATGTCCCCGCTCGAGTATTTCCGGCTATTGGCTCCTGAGTTTGCGAGTGTTGCTGACGCGACTGTGCAGACTTGGCTGACAATGGCCGGTAATCTCGCTAATACGGGTTGCCTTGATGCAGAACGATCAGCTATGGCGCTGGCGCTGTACGCGGCGCATATGCTGCGCCTTAACCAGACTCATGCAAGTAGTGGCGGCGCGCTTCTTGGCACTGTTACGAGTGAGCGGGAGGGCGATTTGCAGCGCACTTACGCTGCGCTGAAGGATAGTGACAGTTGGCTAGGACAAACGGCCTATGGCCAGCAGTACATTGACATAACTAAAATATGTTCTGGCGCTGCAATCATGACTAGAGTCGAGCCATGGCAGTAACCGACAGCGACCTAGGCTGGAAAGCGATCAAGCGCGAGCTGGAGCGTGCCAAAGGCCGTGAGGTTGCTGTTGGCATACTGCAAGGCTCAGTAGATGGCAATGGAACGTCTATTGCTGAATACGCTGCTTATAACGAATTTGGAACGGACGATGAATTCGGAAATGAAAACATTCATTCCAGACCATTTATGGCAATGTCATTTGATGAGAATAAAGCGGACATTGAGGCCGACTTCACCCGCCAAGGTAAGGCGATGGTAGAGGGTAAGCGAACGGCGAACGAGGCGCTGACCATCATCGGACAGAATCACGCCGGGCGCATCCAGACAACAATTACCGGGCGTGACATTCTCCCAAAGCTGGCAGACAGCACCATTAAAGCAAAAGGCTCCACTAAGACTCTTGTTGATACTGGAGCGATGGCGAACGCTGTGC